CCGCCAGCGATGCCAGCGGGGCCTCCGAACTCGACAATGGCGGCAGCGCGCTCCGTCAGCTCCAGGTCCCGGGCCTGTTCCGGCGTCAACCCGGCCTCTCCACTGGGGACGGCTGGGCGCTCGCCAGCGGGGAGCCGGCGGCGAAAGTCCGCCACCATGGCCTCCGTGGCCCCCAGGCGCGTGGCGTCCGCCACCACGGCCTCCACCTGGGCCTGGGTCATCCGCCGCGGCCCAGAGTCTGCGCGGGCGATGGTGTCGAGGGCCACGCCTACCTGGTCCGGCGCTCCAGCGGCTGGGTCCAGGGCGGCAGCTGCCCAGGTGGGTGTCCGCTGGGCCGAAGCGCGGGCGCCTCGAGCGGTAGCCACGGAACGGGCCGCTGCGATGTTGTCCCGGTTGACCATCTTGAGCAGCTCTGAGGCCAGCCCACTCTGGTCCTGGACGGCCGCCAGGGACTGGTCCAGCTGGTTCAGTTCGCTGCGGGCCTGCGCGGCGTAGGACTGCGCGGCCTGGAACCTCTGCTGTTCGTCCGCCAAGTCCGTGTTGATGCGGTCAATCTGCCGCGCGTAGCGGTAGCGGGCGTCCAGGGCGTCCAGGTACTTGTCACGGCGTGGCATCTTCAGCTCCTCGAGGGGACGCGGCTGGCGTATGGGTCAGGCTGGCGGGCCTGGGTGGCGCGTCGGTACTCCTCGAGGAGTTCCGCGTCTGTCTTGACGGCGCCTTGGCGGATGCCCTCCAGCTCTGCCTGGAACTCCTGGGCGGCCTGGGCCTCGAGGGCGCCAGCGCCAGCGGCAGCCGCTCCGGTAACCATCGAAGCGACGCCCCCAGCGATACCCGCGCGGCGCATGGCGCGGCCCTCCTTCAGGGCGGCCACCTCCGCCCGCTGGGCAGCCTTGGCCGCGCGGTCCGCTTCCGTCTCCATCTCCCGGGCGCTCTCCTCGAGCTGGGCGGCCTCCTGCTGGGCCACCTGTTCCCGCAGGAACACGTCCCGGCCTGTGACCGTGGGGGCCGCGGCAGCCTCCCGCAGTGCCCTGGACTCCTGGCTCCGCAGGATGGCGCCACGCTGGGCCGTGGCCTCTGCGCGCAGGCCCTCCCGCTCTCCCTCGGCCAGCCCCAGCTCCCCGCGGGCCTCCATCTCCTCCAGCTCCTCCAGGCGCTTCCGGTCCTCTGCGGAGAATGCCTGGCGGGCCTGGGCGATGGTGCCAGCGCCCTGGGCGACGCTGCCAAGGGCCTTGGCGCCAGCTGCGAGCCCCAGAAGGGTTCCAATGGCCATGGGGGCCTCCTTACAGGTACGTGACCTCGATGGACACGCCCCAATTCAGGACGGCCGACCGGTCAATGGTGGAGAGGGAGCACAGGCCCACAGTGTAGCGCTGGGGGCCGGTTGTGGTGTCGAGGTACACGCCGTCATGCTGGCCGTACCCGATGTAGGTATAGGGGGAGTCCGCGCCCTTGGCGTCCGTGCCAACGCTCCAGCCGTTGGTGTTGTTGACCACCTCTTGGCTGGCTGACGCAATGACCAGGCCCACGTTCCCGACGTACGGGGCGGTGTAGCTGTAGCGGTCGGACGTTCCAGGCCCGCGGGAGCCGTCATCCGGCCCAGCCTCCACTTCCCACCAGTAGTGGAACAGGATGGTGGCCGGGGCGCGCAGGTCAATGGTGAGGCCGGTGCCAGGCTGCTGGACCCACTGTTCTGCGCCTGTGTAGCGGCGGCCTGTGATGGCGCTGGTGGTGAAGGACACGCGGACAGCGGCGCCGCCACTCCACTGGCTGCCCTGCCATCCGCTGACACCGTGCTGGAGGCCTCGGATGGGGTCCCACTCCGGCGCCTGGACGTGGCGGCCGTCCACGAACTGGACAGCGCGCAGGTCCGCGCCCACCACCTGTTCGTGGAGGTACACGCGCAGGGCGTCCAGGTTCCCCTGGACATCCGCAGCGTCCAGCGGGGTGGCGGTCGTGAACGTGTTGGGCGGCGTGTAGGCCATGCGGCTACCCCATGCGCTGGTGTATGGCGGACAGCTGGCCTGTGGTCAGCTCGAGCTTCTGAGAAGCGCCGCCCACGGCCGTGAACAGCTCCAGACGGTTCTGGCTGGCGGTGTTGGCCGCGTGGTAAATGCCGGTCACCACCACGCGGAGGCCGTAGATGGTGGTGGACCCTGTGGGGTTCAGCCAGTAGCAGCCAGACACGCCGCCCCATTGCATGGCCAGGAGCGTCCGGTCATTGGTGGCGCCCTCCACCGCGTTCCCCTCCTTGGAGTATTCCAAATAGGCCGGAACGATAGTCTGGGCCGCCATGGCGTCCACGTTCTCGAACGAAGGGCTCCCGCTCTGGTAGTCCCCCTGTCCAGGCACGGGGACCCAGGCGGCCAGGGCGCTGGAGGTGGTGTCCATCTCGAGGTGGAGGACCCAGCAGGCCAGGCAATCGTTTAAATCGAACTGTCCCCCGGCCCCGTCATCAATGGCGAGCGTCCCCAGGTTCGGGTCTGCGTAGGGACGGCCCGACACCAGGGGGCGCGCGGAAGTGTCCCAGTAGACGCGCAGGACCTCCCCTGTCCCGATGGTCCAGCCGCTCCCACCGAAGACCAGCCGCGTGGTCCCTCCGCCAATCTCGTACCGCGTGGCGGGGGAGCTGGTGGCGCTGGGGACCGTCTCCACGGTCGCGTGGTCGAAGGTCCCGGTTCCCAGCGGCGTCCGCAGCGCGTTCAACGTGATGATGGACTGGCCACGGACCTGGGGGAGGTCAACGGAGCCGGCCGCGTGGTTGGCAAGGTCCAGGGCGCCGGGCTGCGAATAGGCCGTGAACCGCGTGTTCAGGTCTCCCGCGTCTATGGCGGCGCCTGGGTTGATTCGGTCTTGGATGATGCGGGACACGGGGACCTCCTACCGGTACCGGGCGATGGCCAGGACCTTGTTGCCGAACAGGTGGGCCTGCATCAAATGCCGGCCGGCTGGCGTGTTCACAATGGCGTCATCCTGGCCCGCTGGGGTGTACCTCCACTGGTACTCCACCTGGATGTCCCCCTGGGGGAACAGGCCGCCACCCACCACGCGGAAGGACCCCATTGACCGGGCCACGCCCAGCCGTTCCACCATGGTCACGCCAGCCACCTGGATACGGAGTTGCATCCGCTTGGGGTTGGCTGGGTGGTAGTTGTTGGATGTCTGCTGGAACCCAGGGAACAGGGCCACCTGGCCGCCCCATTCAATGTGGAGGTGGCCACCACGGAAGCCGGTCAGCGTCTGCGTGTGGGCCGTCTCCCAGCCCCCGCTGTAGTTTTGGTAGGTGATGGCCAGGAACTGATAGGCCAGGGAACTGGCGCCGGCCGTCCGGTACTGCGTTTGCTCTCCGCGGGTCGTACCCGTCCCCCACAGTGGACCCTGGAGGCTGGCCGGAGCGCCACCCGTGGCCCACATTTGGTGGAGGGCGTAGGGTTTGACGTTCGTGGGGTCGTACGACAGCTGCGGGGTCTGGGTGCGGTCCAGCGTGGTGATGGCGGACTGGCTGGCCTGCATCTCCGCATTCAGCTGGTCCGCCTCCGTGGTCTGCGAGGTCCGCGCCTGGTGTTGGGTCCAGTACTTCATCCGCGCTTTCCTGCGATGGTGGAGGTTCCTGGCATCCGGTACTCCACTTCCCAGCCCACTACCAGCAGGTCGTCCGTGGTCGACACCTCGAGCGCGAACCACGCACAGGACTGCTGAGCCACGCCGATACGGAGCGGGACCAGCTGGGTGTCCTCCCAGACCGCGGCGCCGATGGTGGCGGAGTCGAACACGGGGAGGTTCTGGGCGTCAGGAGGCTGGGCCAGGTAGGGACGGCACAGGATGCCCTCCCGCTGGAAGTCCTTGTACGCTTCCGCGGACACGTTGACGCTGCCTGTGGTCATGGCCCACAGCGTGGCGTACTGGACGCGCTTCTGGAGCTGGGCGTCGCCCAGGTCCAACCAAGCCGTCTTCATGATGCTGGTGGGCGGTCCGTTCTCCACGTAGGCGTCATCCACGATGGCCCCGCCCATAGTCCGGCGGGAGCTGATGACGAACAGGCCCGCCGGGTCGTTGTTCCCTGGCGTGGTGCCCGTGTTGTGGCCGAAGACCAGCGCCCCGTTGTGGAGACGGTCCAGGGACCCCACGGGGAAGCCGGTACGCATGGACCAGCCTTCCTTCTCCGTGTGGAACACCACGCCCAGGTTCGGGCGGTCGTTCCCGTCCACTGGAATGTAGCAATGGTACGCCCGGTCCATCGGGGAGTACCGGCCCACCGCCCTGGCCGCACAGTCCGGGGTGAGGCGGCGGAGCGTCCGCTTGATGGGCTCGGACAGGCGTAGGACCTGCATCTCTGAACCACCATCGAACCCGCCCTGGAGCGCGTACACGCCGTCCTGGGCCAGGAATACGACGCCCAGGCCAGGGACCTGGTCAACCGTGTGGGGCGAGCGGCAGGCCACCTGGGACGTGACCGTGGTGGCCTGGAACCCGCTGGCGTAGTCACCAGACACCACATCCACGCCGTTCTCCCGCAGGACCACCAGGACCCGGTAGTGGGCGAACAGGCGCACCACAGCGCCACCTGGGGCGGACAGGCGGATGTAGTCCGCGCCCCCGAACTGGTCGGGAAGTCCCGGCTTGGAGAAGTACAGCGTGTTCGCGTCCGCGGGGCCACCATCCAGGAACAGGCAGTCCTGGTACACGGCTGCCGTCCCAGCTCGAGGAGACGGCAGGGGGACGGAGTCCGTGATGGGCGGAGCCAGGGACCCCACGGCTGTGGACCTATTGGCGTCGAACCACAGCGCGTCCGTGTTGTTGCGGACGGTGTCCAGCAGGTACAGGTCCGTGTCTGCGTACGTCGGACTGTCTGGGCTTACGTTCTGGGTCCGGTAGACCCGGCGGGCCACGGTCCCCTCCGGTCCCACGGGGAGTTCCATGGCCACGCAGTACCGGAACCCCTCCGTCCCCGCCTCGAGCTGCCAGGACACCTCCGCCACGTCCGATAGCGGGGACTCGCTCCCGTTCCCCAGCAGGAAGCTCACGCGGTAGCGGAACTGGGCAGCGTTGCCGGCGACCGTTGCGGAGGGAGCGGTAGCGAAGCCCAGGCCGTACGCCTTGGGGCGACTGATGGCGCCAGGCTGGTCCGGCCACCACAGCGTGACACTGTCACCTGTGACCGTGTTGGCGGAGGCTGGAGCGGCGCCGGCCGCGCTGGTGATGGTCTGCACGTCCAGCAGGCCGGGAGCGGCTGCCTGGGCCGCCCAGCCCAGGGGGCGGAGGACACCAACACCCACAGCCAGGGCCGCGTGGGTGGCGTCAGGCAGGGGCCACGGGCGCACCACCACGGGAGTGT